AGAGAGACGGGGCCAAGCGAAACCCATGTCATGGAGTTATCTATAACAGTCACACCGGCTGTGTCACTGAACGCTGGCTCAGACGCCCCCAACACCACCCCGCCCGACCGAAGCATCTGGTAAGAAGCACCATTGTTGCGTTTGATAATCACACCGGCACTCGCCAGCACGCCAACCGCCTTGACGGCACTCCAAGACGGTGTGTTGGCCAGATCACCGTTAACCGCTGCAATACCAGTGCATTCCTGCCATTGTGCGGTGCCGTCTGTAATAAGCCCTCCTCGATTCGTATTCCAGCCCGCCGCGTCGGTTGTGTTCGCGGTCGTTCCTGCAGCAACGCACACGAACACCCGTTCAAGACCAACACCAGGCGTCGTGAACTGTCGCACGATCTGCCCGGCTGCAACAGCCGCGTTCTGAGGACGCTTGGCGACCGCATAGTAGCCCGTCGTCGACCCGTCACCGAAATTCACGTACCAGGTGGTGTCGAAGTAGGCCATGTCAGGTCACCACGGCCAGCGGGTCGATGTAAAACGTGCTGCTCGCCTTCGCGACCTTGACCTGCGGGATCAGGTAGCCGGGCATCTGGGGCGTGAGGGTGGTGGCGAGTTTGAAAATGGACCAATTGTATGTCCAACCAGACGTAAACCCGGAAGGCACAGTACCGGTAAAGGCAGATGCGCCGAAGTTCGCCGTAAAAACGTTACCGCTGGTTCCGCCACTAGAACCATAAGTGAGAAACGGAACCAACCCTCCAGCAGGAAGCGTAGCACCCCCGGTATTGGTCGCAGGATTGGCCGTGCCACTACCATTCCAATTGCCAGACGGAGCTACACGAAACCAGATTTGACGGTTATTAAGGTCAACCGCAATTCCAAACACATCACCGCCTGCTCTATTACCGAGTGCAAACCCACTATTAGCTCCATTAGCCCAAATATTGCCGCTACGATACAGCATAGCTCCAGTTGTCGCGCTGCCGCCCATATTGGTATACGTCGACGTTATAGTACCTACACCAACACCGCAATTAAGCCCACCAGTAAGCGTCGTGTAGGTAATTTCAAAATAGAACTTCCCAGCATCATTTATAGCAGCAGAACGCACTCCCTGATCCACGGAAGTCGTTCCAGTGCTGGTAGCAACAAGCCCACCTCCCGACACGGTCACAGCCGTCGCAGTGCTGGAGTCCCATGTGACCACAGTCGGAGTACCCCACGTCGAACTGTCCGAACTCCCCGCACTGCCCGCGCTCCACACGTTGGACTTGCCCGAGGTCACCACCGACCCCACCGGAAACGACGCGTTGGTCAAGCCGCTGACCTCCAGCCAGATGTCGTCGTTGTTCGGCAACGAGCCGCTGTTGACCGTGCCGTACACCGTCACGGTCTTGGGCGACCCTACGTCGTCGTTCCACACCGCCAGCGGCTGCGCTGCATACGGCCGCAGCCACTGGGCGTTCGCCGTGGTGACGATCTTGCGCGACTGCGCCTGCCCGGCAGGATCTTGGTAGCCGCCCGTGCGCACGATGCTCGTCTCGGTGGTCTCGACCGCCTCGTAGGTGTGGCGCGAGGATTTGTAGGACGTGGCATCGGACGCGGATGCGGCGAGCTGCACCGTCATCCCGGTGTTGATCGGCGTGGTGACGCTGGTCGAGGCATTGAGCTTGCAGTCCTTGATGAGCAGGGAGCCAATGGACGAAACAGTGGCGTTACTATACAAGCTGCCGGTAAGCTGACTAAGATCGAGAGCTTCCAGCATAATCGTGCCAAATTGACCACTAGCACTGTTCGTCTGGAACAACGTCGCCGGCACGGACGACCCTGCAGCCAGCACTTGACCCGTATTTCTCCAGACAAGCTGGGTAAGCCTGACCTCCAGATAATGTGTCGTCGCGGCAAACCTGACAGTGGTGTTATCGAGAATAATGGTATTCCAAGACGCTGTGGCAGCACCACCAAAAGCGATAAAATTAGTCGTACCAACAGACCCGAGCCGCAACGAGCAGCTGTCAAAATAGTACCAGTTCTGCACTTGCCCAACTGCTGCCGGCTGCATCGAGATAGCACCTAAACCGTTGCCAGTTGTCGCACCAGAAAAAGTCAGACCATAAAAATAAAACGAACCTTGCAAGGTAATATTTAATGTAATGGTCCCTGTCGTTGTGATTGACGCCCCCGTCGTCAGGGCAGTCGGCGGGTACGGGCCAGAGGCGGTATGACAAAGTATTCTGGCCATCAACGCACTGCTGCCGGAAATCGTCAACGTAGTCGACTGCGTCTCGGCATGGCTGTCGCCGACGTACACCGTGTTGCCGCTGGCGAACCAGTTGGTGCCGAACACGTTGGCGAGGCGGGCGTGGGGGGCCTGCCCGCCCGTGAAATTGCTCACCGCACCGAGCGAGGTCCACACTGCCGTGGTGTCCGTGGTGGTCGCGCCCGCCGTATCGGAGAACGCAGGCTCCGACGCCGACATCGCGCCCGCCGTAGTACAGATCTGGTAGCTTGCGTTGTTGCTGCGCTTGATGATCTGCCCCAGCACCGCAGGTGTTGCCGCCTTCACCTGTGCCCACGTCGCCGTGTTGGTCAGGTCGCCGTTCAGCGCAGCCTGCCCGGTGACCTCCTGCCACGTCGCGGTGCCGTCGGTGGTCTTGGCACCGCGCGTCAACACCCATGTGGCATCGGTAACGTTGGCCGTCGTGCCCGCGACGATGCAGACAAACACCCGCTCGTTGCCGACTGTCGGCGTAGTGAACTGGCGGCGCAGTACACCGGCAGCGACCGCCGTGTTCTGCGGCCGGACGGTCACGGCATAATAGCCGGTCGACGTGCCGTTGCCGAAGTTGCAGTACCAGGTGGTGTCGACGAGTGCCATTTCAGAAGAAACTCCCCGCGTACAATACCGTAGCAGCTGCTCCGGTCGGGCCTGTCGCTCCTGTCGAACCCGCACCGGTCCCGCCAATCGCACCGGTCGGACCCGTCACGCCTGCACCTCCCGCAGATCCCGCTGCTCCGGTCGGCCCAGTAACCCCAGATCCAGTCGGGCCGGTCACACCATCGACACCGATCGTGCCGGCAGCTCCTGTCGAAGCGGTAGCTCCTGCCCCCGTCGCTCCGGTCGGCCCAGCCGGAGTCGCGATCGGCTTCACGATCCACCGGGGAGCCTTGTAGATGTAGGTCACGCCACCAGAAGGCGTGAACTCGTCGTTCTCGGCCGGTGAGCTGGGGAAGTTGAAGCTCATGGCGCGAACCCCTGATCCGTTTCACATTCAACCGTGAACAAGGGCCATACAGCCGGCGATTCCCCACGAATGTCGGCGACCGACTGATTGACGTTGAAGTTTCCCGCGATCCACTTGGCGGCAGACAATCCAGGCGATGGCAGCGTGTCGCCAGTCTGTCCTCCGGTCCAGCTCACCGGATAGCTGCCGGCACTCGCATCCAGCTCGCGCACGCCCGCGACTTTGAGATTGATGGTGAACTGGATGTTGGTCTGGCCCGCACCCTCCAGATCGTTGGCCCAGCCGGGAAATACCGTAGCAGTCAACGTAGGAGCCGTCCCGGTGTAGGGGGTCGTTACCGTCACCTTGATGCGCACCACCCTGCCGATGATCGCCACGTAGGCACCAACCCCGAACAGCGACCCGTCATAGTCGCGCGAGGTGTACGACCACATTGGCAGTCCGGCCGGTGCGCGCGAAAGATCCACGACCTCGGCACAACCGGTGACGTTGTCGAAGGAGCAGATCGGCGCCGGATGGGTCTGCAGCCACACCCCGAGCGCGCCGAAATCGCGGTCGGGATAATCACCGCCATTGCCGCTCCAGTCGGTGTGGACGAGGATATCCCCGCCGGGTGCGCTCTCAGTCACGTCGGTGATGGTGAACGACGCGATATTGCCCACCGCCGTGTCGACGAAGAACAACCTCCCACCCTCGATCCCCCACTGCGATATGCTGATCGCGCGCATCGCGGCCGGCACCGTAATCACCCCGCCAACCATCGTGGCGTCCTGGTCGATGCCGTCCTGCGTGCCGCCATCGAGAGTACGGTGCGAGGTACCAACCGCACCACTGGACCACAAGTGGATCGTGCTGTCGCTGACAATCAACTCGTTGGCGTAGCCGAAAAACACCGTGGCGCACTGATAGTAGGCTATATCACAGCCGTTGCGGATGATGAATTTCCACGGCGACCCGACGATGCTCGCGGTCACGATGACGTTGTCGAGAATCGTCTCGCGGATGGAATTGGCGCTCTGGTAATTCAGCACGCGCCAGGTACCGCCGTTAACCTCCAGCAGCGTAACCAGCTTGTCGATTTCGAGCGTCGTCCCGGTCGCCACGCAATCGTTGAACACGACCCGCTTCGCCATGGTCGGGTGCGGACCGAGCTGTCCGGTGCCTGCGAAGGTGCAGTCGTTGAACGTCAGGTCGAGCCCGGATACACCGTACTGGGCGAACTGCGCGATGGTCAGCCCGTTCACGACACTGGTGTGCTCAAAACGCGGGTCCATGGCGTAGAGTGTCGCCGGCCCGCCGAAATTCGCACCCGAGGTGTTATAGACCGGCCAGGTGGATTTATAACTGTCGACCAGCGGAGTGGTAAACGTGATCACGCCAGTGCCAGCATCGATCGAAGCGATCTTCAAATACTCGAACCGGGCGTGATTGGTCGGATAGCCGTACATCTGCATGTCGAGACCGGACATCATCGCCCAGCCGCCGACCGCGAACCGGCTGGTTTGTGCCGGGGTGAGCAGCGTGACGGACGTCGCACCGGCCGCCACCGTAGCAGTGTAGGCCATGTGGTTGGCCGCCTCGTACTGTGCCGACGCCTGCACCTGGAACAGGCCACCCGCGAGTGTCGCACCCGTGGCGTTCACCGTGATATTTGCAATGCCATCCCACATCCCGCCAAAGTTACCACTGGAGATCAGGTAGACACCGGGCGGAATGTACAGCGTAGCGATCAACCCTTGATAATCGTCCTTGAACGACTGGAATGCCGCCGTGCTGTCGGGGCCCCACGCGATGATGGCTTCGTAGGCCGCATAGGCGACAGGCGCGGGAGCAGCAAGGATGACCTGCGTCGAGGAGACATACGTAGCGATGGTGGTCAGGAACACGCTACCGAATGGCAGCGGCGGCATCACGACGGCTTTGCCGGCATCCGCCGGGGACCAGATCGGATCGCTGGTGGTCAGAGTAGTGGTGCCGATAGCAATATCGAGTGTCGTAGTGACCCACTGCGCGCTACCATCCGCGCCGTAATCCGTGACGATGTTGACCCCGGCCACGGACGGCCACACCTGCACCGAGCCGCGATAGATCTTCGCGGCCAGTTTGCTGCCAACATAAATCGCATCGGCCTGGTTCAAACTCGTCATCTAACCCACGATCACATAAAGAACGTTAGGGTCGGGTGGACTCAGCGCGTCGTAGGCCGCCTGGGTAATCTCGACCCAGGACGTGCCGGAGATACCGATCGTCGCCGGAACCCATTGGCTCGATGTCCCGTCGTCGTACCAGATGTAAAGATTGCCGCCATCGCTCTCCCACCACAGCTGTCCCGCCGTTGGCGTCGAGGGTGGCGAGTCGCCGATCGACGTCGCGGCTCCCCCGCCACCGCCACCGCTACCCGTTGCCCCGACCGGACCTGTCGGTCCCGTGGAGCTTGCACCGGTCATGCCGGTCGGCCCGGTCCAACCCGTTGGTCCGATCCCTCCTGCACCGGTCATACCGGTCGGTCCGGTCGATCCGACCCCCGCCGGGCCGGTCGGTCCGGTCGCCCCTTCGCCGAACGGCCCGGTCGGCCCGGTGCCGCCACCACTGACCACCCACACGCCCTGCGACGTGAACTGGTACGTGATACCGGCATAGACGTACTGCTCACCGACGGCGGGGCTTGAGGGGAAGTTGATTGCCATCAGATGAAGCTCCCCGGATACAGCACCGTCACCGCACCGCCACCGCCGCCTCCTACAGCCGGAGAAGCCACCTGCACCCACTGCGAACTGGTGCCGTCATCGATGTAGACCGACAGGATGCCGGTCGAGAGGTCGTACCAGAAGTCGCCCGGAGTCGGAGACGACGGCGGCGTGCTCGACGCCGTGTAGTCGACACCGCCGATCGGACCTGTCGGACCGGTCGCACCATCGGCACCGGAGCCACCGCCACCCGTCCCGCCACCCGCAGGGCCTGTTGGACCCGTGGTCCCGACACCCGCGAGGCCAGTCGGTCCGGTCGCACCCTGGATACCAGCCCCGCCCGCGGGGCCACCCGGGCCGATCTGCCCGGTCGGACCGGTGGCACCGGTATTGGTGGCGGACCCGGCCGGACCAGTCTGACCCACACGCCCGGTCGGCCCGGTGGCGCCGGTCACAGCCGCGACACCGGGCGCACCGGTCATGCCGGTCGGACCGGTTCCGGCCGGACCCGTCGCCCCGGTCATGCCGGTCGGACCGGGCAGACCGCCGCCGACCGGCCCGGTCTGTCCGATGATTCCGGTCGGACCCGTTGCACCGAAGCCGGTCGCACCGGTATGGCCGGTCGGCCCGGTGGCCGCGGCACCGGTCGGACCAGTGGCGTCTACGCCTGCAGGGCCGGTCGGTCCGGTCGTGCCCGTAGGCCCGCCAGACGGGCCGGTGTGCCCGCCCACGACAACGACCGGCTGTGCCGTAATGCGTGCGGGTTCGTTGTCGGGGTATGCCATCGAGTCACCTCACCTATGGGGGGTAGGTGACTCCCTGCCGGATCGCGAGATTGCCGAACATCAACGGCGTGCGAACGCCATTCACGTCGATCATCACCAGGTCGTAAACGTAGATGCCGGGCGGCAGGTTGGACTGAATGTCGGCCGCGATGACGTTGAAGTGCAGCACGCGCTGGATCGTGTCGTCGACGATGATACGCCCGTTGCCCATGGTCAGCGACAGCAGCGGCACCTGATCGTAGCGGTTGCGCTGCACGTCCAGCTCGAAATTGCAGCCGTCGAACGTCCAGGTCAGATCGCCGGACTTACCGAATATAAACGCCGTAGACCATGTACCGTTGTTGGCAACGGTCATGTGCTCCTCTGCCGCCGTCTCGCTATGCGCGTAATATCTTGCACTCACCTGCATGACATTCATCTCGGCGACGGATGGACGTTATAGGTGCTGACCCCGCCACGCTGGCTCGACGAGCGATGGCTCTGCGGAAACATCCAGGTCTGCGCGCCGATGGTGTTCATCTTGGTCGATGCCACGTTCGCGCCATTGATGCCGTCGTTGAACTTGCCCAGATGGAATTGCGCCATCTGCGGATTGGTGTAGCTCTGCGCCGGGATCATCATCATGTTGCCGAGGATGCCGTGTAGCAGCGTCAACCCGTGCTTCGGCAGAATCCATTCCGGAATATTCGGAGGGTAACAGAGCAACGGATCGGTGACGGTCTTGACCACGATCGCCGTCATCGGCTGGGTCTGGGTGTACGGATAGAGAAAATGCACCGTGCCGATATCCGGCATCACGGCATTCTCTGGCAGATTATGCTGGTTGAGCACCGCCACGAGCCGCAGGATGCGCCCCTGCGTTACATGCAGCGGATAGTCGAGCGTTTCAGGGATCACAGTGAGATCGATGTTCTCGGTCCAGCAGCACGAGCCGTCGAAGAATTCCTCCAGCGTGTCGTACAGCTGCACCCTGATCTGGGCGTCGGACGCACCGATCAGCGCCACCCTGGCCTGGCCAAGCAGCTTGGCCCAGTAACCGACGAATTCGTTCTTGCGTGCCATCAGCCACCACCTTTGCCCTTCGGCGGCGAACCGCCGACCACGGCGCCAAGCGCCTTGCCGACCAATCCTTGCGTGAACAGCGCCAGAAACGCTGTCGCCCGCTGGTCCTGGTAGTCCTCCTGGTCGCGTTCGAGCGCGTGACCGATCAGCCCGTGCACGATGGCCAGCCGGAATTGCGGCTCGATCGCAACATAGGTGTCGTCGACCGCCGTGAATGACTGCACCTGCCCGCCGGCATCCCAGTTGTAGACGAACAGCTCCGGCTTGATCCGGCGTGCCTCAAGCATCGCCGCATTGAGCGCGGTGAGCATGCTGGGATCTTCGTAGCGGTGGTCCGGGATCAGGTCCTGCAGGATCGTCCGGGCATCGGCGACGTAGTCGGCCACCGTGTTGTAGGTGGGCTGGTCCTCGTTGCTGAAGTTGCCGTGATACGAGGGGGATGTGGCCATGCTCCAGGCTCCGCTGCAAAGCGGAGCCTAGAGGGAGATTCTTAAGAAATGGTTAAGCCAGGATGACCTTGGCTTCGCACAGCGCCGTCGGATCGGTGATTTGATAACCGTAGACCTGCAGCCCGCGCAGGATCTGGCCGAAGGTCAGTTCGGAGCGCAGCGTCTCGACTTTGGAGATCTGCGAGGCGAACGTGATCCCGTGGGCGTGCCCTGCAAAGATAGGCTGTTCACCAGACGCAAAGTTCGTAGCGTCTGTCGCGCTGCTTGGGAGGAGATTCGAGATGTAGATCGTGAACCGGTCGACCATGCCGAGACGACCGTTGCGCAGCATCGAGACGGGGTCACCGGAGAGGTAAGCCTGTCTGAGTTCGGACTGCTTGAGGTAGCGTCCGAGAGCTGCCGACATCACCACCCAGCGGCCTTCCTCCGGGATGTTCTGCTCGTCGAGACACTGGCCGAGACGCAGCAGAACCTCAAGGATGTCCACCTGGCCGGCGGTCGGTGCCCTGGCCACCGTCAATGGCGTTCCCTTGATGCCGAGGTTGATTGGGCCACCAATGATCCCGGCCGTTGCACCCTTGTTCTTGGCGTGCGCGCCACCGACGATGCCGCCAAGGACGTCCCGGTCGACCGTGATCTTGAGCTGCTGGGCCGCATCGTCCGACCACATCGACAGCACGTTGAGATCCGACTGGATCTCCATCACGTCGTCGAGGATCAGCGAGAAGTACTTGCCGATGTTGATGTAGAGATCGATGCTGCCGCCGGACGGACGATCGAGGCCAAGCAGGCCGTCGGCCAGATAGTCCTTGATGGTGATGGTGGGCTTCGTGCGAATCTTGACACGGTCGCCCATGTTCTGGATCTCGCCCTCGTAGTCGGTGTTCGAGATCGCCGAGAGGACGGTCGAGGCGTAGAACTTCTCGACCAGCTTCGCGCTCCAGATTTCCGGAATGAACCCGGTTGCCTGCAGCGTGTTGGCGGTAGAGCCGACAGGTGTCAGTGGAGGGGTCGTACCGCTCGTTGCGATACCAAACCCAGCAGTTCCGATAGGCATCGTAGTGGCCCCTTATGCGTGGGGGCCACCGCATGTGGTTGGACGAGCGACCCCCGGTTTACCGGATGCGCCCCTCGCGACCTGCTGCGATGATGTCAGCGTCCTGACGCTGCCATTCAGCCTCACGACCGACATACGCACCCTTCTGGTGCGCGCGGTACAGCGATGCGATCTGAGCGCGTGAGTAAATGGGTTTGTCGGTGGGCATCGCGGTGTCGCCACCGGTTGCCGGCCTAGCCCTGCCAGGGGCAGCCAACGATGCCAGGGTGATTGCCGATTCCCGAGGGGCCGCTGGCTGCCGGGATGTCGGCGCTGGCTCGATGTTGCCTGTAGCTACTTCCTCCCTGAGGAAGCCGTTGAAGAACGATATTACGCGAGGGGCCGAAGCCTGTGCGATAGCCTCGTTCAACAATTGCTGTCTAACACGTCCCGACAAAACGTCAATACCGAGCAGCCAGCGATGCCAGCGCGGGTTGCGATCGATCTCCTTGTAGTTCGGCACCGACACCTCGACCGCCTGGTCGAGCCGGCGCCGCGCCTCGATCGCTAACCGCCGCTGCAATTCGGCGTTCTGCGCCTCGACTGCCGCCAATTGCGGCTGCACTGCCTGCAGCGCCGCACGCTGGGTGACGTCGATCAGTTCGGAACCGTAGTTCTCGACATCCTGGTCGGTCAGGTAGGTCTGCTGCGGCTGTCGCGGCTTTGCCTGCGGAGAACGCTGCTGGGCATGCATCAGCTCAGTGCCCAGTTGCGTCATCTGCTCCTGCATCTCGCCAATGGTCTTCTGTGCCGCGTTCCATTGCCCCTGCATCCGCACATAGCGGACCTTCCAGCTCTCCGAATTCGGGTCGACTGGCTCCGCAGGCGCCGACGGCGGCACAGCCATGGATGGGGGGGCAGCTGGTTGAGCCGTCGGTGCCTGCGAATCAGGTGCATCAACTGGTTTTTCGGGCGGCGTGTACATCGCCTCGACCGCGGCAACCCGCTGTTTCACGGCATCGGGGATGCTGTCCGGATCGAAGGGCAACTTGCTCAGTGGTTTTTGATCGACGATGACGTCAACCATTCTTGGCCTCCTCGAATACGTTGACCAGAGTCAAACACTGCCGCACGTACCCTTGATGCAAATGGATATCTTCAGTTGCCATGATCAGGGCCATGGTTGCGGCATCGACGTAAACTTCGAACGCCTTGCAAAAATCGTCGTAGGCCTTGGGCGAAGCGTTGCGCAAAAAGCGCGCCTTGATCACCAGGTCGGTTGTCGAGCTCACTCTTCCTCCGCAGCACCCTCGTCGCCGCCACCAGGCATCATCGCCGTCGGGGCTGCCGGTGGCCGCGAGCCCATCGGGACCGGCGAGGATGATCCAAGCGCCGGTCCGCCAAGCCCGCCACCCGGCGGAGGCGCCGCCGGAGCTGCCTTGGGATAGCTGTTGGCCATCCGCGCCAGCGAGCCACCGGTCAACGACTCGAACCCGCCGGGACTGCGCGCCTGCTCGCGCGCGCCCTTGCCGACGTGCTTGGTAACCTTGCCGCCCCTGGCGAACGGCGTGAGATCCTTCTTGAACGGCTTACTGTGGAACATTGGGGTCGTAGCCTCCGTAACCGATGCCACTGCCGCGCACGCCCATGTCCGGACCGCCGGAATAAGGCGTGCCGCCCTTGCCATACTCGCGCGTCGAGGTCGGCCGCATGCGCGGTGCTGCCATCACCGCCTTGGCGGGGTCCATCGGCCGCGGCTTTGGGCCGGACACCCGGCGCGCCAGCCGCATGGTGGGACCGGTGTTACGGGGCATCAGCGTGCCCCCGTGATACCCGCCTTGGCCGGAACCGACGGGCTGTAGCCGTACATTTTCGACGATCCGCCGGCTGCGTATTTTGGTCCCGGCGCAGAGGTCGGGTCTTTCCCCGTGTTCCCCGCCTTATCCGGACCAGCCGCTTGTGGACCGAACATTTTCGTGTCGCCGCCTTCGGCAAAAGTAACGTTGTGCTGGGCCTCTTTGACCTTAGTTGGCGCGACCATGAAAATCCTCCTGACAGTACGGGACTGTCGGGAGGCTAGCGGCAAAATCTTAAGAAAAGGTTAACGTATCCGCCGGGCCGAGACGTAGCCCGTCACGGTCACCGACCCGCCGCCGAACGTTGCCTGCGCCACCAGGTACACCGGCTTCGACGTGGTGGTATTGACACGGATCAGCGAAGTCGGCGTGGTCTGGGTCTTGCCCGCCGGCATCGAGGACGCCCAGATCTGCTGCATGATCGCCTTGCCGGTCGCCACGTCGTTGTCGGACGGCAAGCTCGCTGCGGTTC